TTATTTACGTTAAATCATACTTGCTTCGTGACAAGTGCCACTACACACACCAGGCTTGTCTATTTCTGCACCACATTCTGTGCATTCATACTCTGGGTAATCTGGTGGGCTATACCAATCCATAATATTCTGTTTTAAGTTTACCATTACGGTAATGTTCTACAATTACACCAGTTGATAAAGGTACTACCTTGTATGGTCTGATGCTTTTCTTTACTAAAATTCTGTTTATTAATTTTTTCATTATTCTTCTATTTCGTTAAAGCAAGCGTGTTCTAAACACTCACCACATAATTCATCACTTAAATAAGATGCTTCTGCACCACAACAATCACTATACATATGTTTTCTCATTTGTTAGTTCATTGTATTCTTTGATGTATTCTTTAGCATCATCTAAAAAAGTTGGTGCAATAGCTTTTAAAAAACCTCTGTCATCTTCCATATAACTAAAGTAGGTTTCTAACCTCAACTTAATAGCATATAGCTTTTGAAATTCTTCTAATGGTAATTTTACTGTTTCTTTCATATCTGTTTTGTTAGTTAATATAATGCAATATACAAATAAATAACATACCAACATAATATTTAATAACTTTTATGATATAAAGTAGTTACCTCTGTTTGGGTTTTGTAGTTGATATGAGATTGCATATCTGATTGCATCAATGATATGGTTGAATTTGTCTTGTGGTGTTTTAGACTTTTTTTCTAACCAAGAGTAGTTGTTTAGTTCTTTGATTAAGTTGATACTGTTTTCTTCTACAATCAAATCATAATCTTGTAGTAAGGCTATGCCGTATGTAATTGATCCTTGACCTTTTATTGCTTTGACTACATTACAACCTTTTGCTTTAAGTTCGTGCAGTAGTCTTGGTTCAGCACTATCACCTACTATAAGATGGTTCTGTGCGTGTTTAAGGTTTAGTTCAGCTATCTGTGATGTGGTAAGACCTTTCAAGTAAAAGCATTCCTTTAAATAGATTATTTTGTTGTTTACATCAATGTTAGTTTCTACTAATGTATTTTCATCTGATGCAAATCCATAATCTTGTCCAAAGACACTTACACCTACTTTTTTAAATTGTCCTATCTTCCAATTAGTAAATATTACACCCTCAGCTTTTGCCAACCATCCACCAAGCATTTGGTGCTTGTATTTCTCTGGTCTTCTTTTCTTAATGTTTTCTATTTGCTCTAAATAGCTTTTAGATAGGTTTTCTATGTTATCTAAATATGTAGTGTGTATGTATGATGTATTGCCTTTGGTTGCGTTTGTGCCAGCTTGTACACCTTTATCTTCAAAGAACCTATTGTATATCCAATGCTCTTTAGTAACTGGGTTTAAAATAAGTATTACTCTATTCTTTTGTTTTAGGTTTCTTACACTTAAATCTATCTTGTCAAATATGTTTTCATCTTGCAATTCCTCCGCCTCATCCATTACCCACGTGCTTACGTTTGTTAAGGATTTTAAATTTGCAGTCTGATCCCCGCTTGATGTCTTTATACCTTTAAAGATTATCTTGCTACCAGATAGCTTATTTCGTATCTCATCTTTTGTTATATAGAAATGGTCTTGGAGCTTAAGTGTTTCTATCTTGTCTATAAATTCTGGTATAATAGATATGTATGCGGATGATAGTGTAAACCTTGTAAATAAGATTGTGTGCCCAGCTTCAAAAGTGAGCAACAATAATAACAAGTTTATAGAATACGATTTACCAGACCCACGACCGCCAGTTACAATATAATACCTTGCATCTGATGTTTGGATAGGTTCATACTTTTGGTCTATGTCTATCACTTAAACTTGATAATATCTTTAAAGTTAATATTAAACCCATCTGTTGAGGTGATGTCTACACTCTCTTTAGGCTTGCCATATCTGTAACCAAAGTACAATGACATAGCGCGGCTATCACCTTTTAAGATCTGTTTACCAAGTGTTTTGATTACCTCATCATTATCAATAAGGTTATCTAACTTTTCAATTAGTTTTAATTCATCTGCTTTCTTTGGCCTACCACCTTTATTGCCCACAGTACCACTATTATTTTTTCTTCCGTCCATTTAGTTTTTTATTAGTTAACTAATTATATAACGTGATTAAACAAGTTATTTATTCAGCTTTAAGTTTAGCAGTCTTTCTCTTATTGCTTTTCTTTCTTTACCCTTTGGCAATTTATCAAATAGTTGCTGTAGCTTTTGTATTACTTTCTTTCTATCCATAGATTATTTATTTATTTTTCTACCATCAAAAATTACTACCATACTATCGTGCATACCCGCTTTGCTTGTAACATACTCACCTTTAGTATTTACTCCGCAAAATTTTATCCTTTTTTCTATAAAACGTATTTCTTTTTTATTTGGTAATATATGCCTATGGAATAATTGGGTGCTTGTGCTTACGGGTAAAAGCATTACGCATAGTTTACCTTTTTTGCTTTCTTCAATAGCTTTAATAACAAAAGCATCTTTTAGTTTCCTACTATAAGGGGGATTTATAAAATTGCGTTGTTTCCATTCTATTTTAAGGCCATCCCATTGATTAATATCGTGTTGATACGGGCAAGGATCAAAGTTAAAATTAAATTCCTTGTTTAATTTGTCATAAAAATATAAAGGAGTTGCCCAGTCATCTTTATGTTCAATATTTCTGTTTTTCATAATTTTTCTATTTTGTTTATTACTTCTTGATAGTACTCTAGTGTTATCTTGTTGTGCGGTTTTATTATTTCATTTTCAAGTATAAGGCTTATATGTAATTTAGCACATTGCTTTGCTATCTCACTACTCATTGTATTGCGAAAGTCTTGACCATCTACATTGTAAAACTTCTTATATACCTCATATGCTTTCTCTTTTGGTGTTTGCATAAATAGCCATTCTTTTTTTATCATATTGCCATAATTAAAGGTAATAAACATAGTATTACGATAGCCCAATAAATTTTCCAAAATGTAGACTTTACATAATCATTTTCCCACACTATACAATGAAATCCAAAACTTAATGCTAAACATAATATTGTTTTTATTATATCCATTACGTCGCACAGTTTATTATTTCATACTCACTATTATTTTGTTTCCATTCAAAAGACTTTAATACTAAAGCTGCTCTTTCATCATACATAGTTTTTTGTTCTTCTTCTAGGCTTCTGTATTGCATTTCATTTGGTGTATACCCATTAGAGTATTGTTCATCATATTTGCTTAACTTTTCTATTGCTTTAAAATAATCTTTCTCTAGTGTTTCATACTTTTTTTGTATTACTTCTAATTTAGAGATCTGACTATACTCTATTTGTGATTTAATAATAAAGTTGCTTTCAAGTTTATCATAGTAATCAAATCTATCCTTCTTGTACAATGGATACATTTTGTTTGCGTGTATTGCCGTAGCGTGATCATAAGATTTACCTTTTGATATTATAAAGTCAGATATGCTTACCCATCTCATATCAAGTTTGTTTCTTAATAGATGACAAAGTAATGCTCTATGTTCAACATATTCTGTTTCTCTTGTTTGTTTGTATATATCTAAACCAGTTAATGAAATAAGTAATTCACTTACTTGTTCTGGAGTTTCTATTATAGTTGTTACTGTATTGTATTGCATAAAGCTAATATTTTTAAATCTTCTTGTATATCATTAATCATTTTAATTGCATCTTGATAGTCTTGGTTTTTTATTGCTTCTTTGACTATCTCTAAATCATCTATCATTGCTTTGCAGTTTTTGTATATATAATGCTGCATCCATTAGTTCTTCTTTTAAATGTTGCAGAAAATCGTCTCTGTTATTATCTTGTAGTGTTGTTTTGTATTTGTCTATTCCTACACAACTTCTTATATCAAATTCTTTTTTTAGGTCTTCAACTATTTTATCTTTCATTCAGTTCTTAATTTTAATAAGTGATAGCATTCTGTATATTTTTGTCTTGCCTTACCTTTATATTTTTGTTTAAATAATTCGTATAATTTTCTTGTGTATTGATATTTTGTATTGCAATCTGCATAATACTTTTGTGCAAACTTTTTCCCACGCCCTTTATGGTAATTCACATTGTCAGCGGAATCCCCCACTATCATTTGCTCATAAAAATTATACATTGCTTCTTCCTCCGATATGTCTAATACCTCTTGATGCTTATAATGATAATTGTACATCATACAAGGGAATTGCTTATAGTCTTTATCTATACTAACAATCATAACCTCGTTCCTGCCAATATCATCAGATATTTGTTTCCAATACCTAGCTACCATATCGTCTGTTTCTATGCCGTAGCCCCAAATGCTATCATATTGTTCTTTTACAAATTGGTGCATCTCACTTAATAAAGGGGGCAGTTCTTGTTTTTTTCTGTTGGCTTTGTAATTATTAGTGATTAGCTTTCTAAAATTACCCTTTGAACCACTAAAACATAATACTTTGTCTATAGGAAATTTCTCTTCTAAGTCATTAACAATTTTCATAAACTGCTGATCAAACTTATTCCTGCTATCTTCAATATTTGTATAGTACAATTCATCATCCGGCGTTTCTTTTTTTCGATAGCAACTTGCGAAAATTAAACTATCTGCATCAATTAGTAAAATCATAGTGCTTGTTTAATCATTTTAAGGTGCATTTCTTGCATCTTTTTTTGTTCTTTACATACCATATTAATTATACTTGGTAAATCTCTAAAAAGCTGGTCTACTTCCATCACAAGTGTTTTGTTATCATCGTAACCAATATACAACTCGCCATCTGAACAATGCAAGCTATCTGTTTCACCTACATAAGTATGTAATTGTGCATCTTGTAATTGTGCTTTTAATATTTCAACTTGTGCCTCTAATTTTTCTATTCTGTTATCTTGTTCCATTCGTCTATTGTAATGTTTAGTTTTAAATAATTTTTTTTTCCTGGTTTTACTTGGTAGTTAATTAGTACATCTGTTATTTCACTATCTTGTTCTGTATGAAATTCTATTTGTTTTTTTAATTTTTCCCAAGCCGCTTCATTTACTATCATAACTTATACGTTTAAGCTAAACTTTGGATTTTCACCATTTAATAATTTAATTGTGTTTTCAATGTTGTTTTCATAAATATGAGCATTGCCTATAAAAAAAGTAATATTAGCTAGCTCTACATTTATTAATTTACTTATTAAATACATTTGATAAATATCCGAAGGCAATCCTAAACTACTATCTGCACTTCTTTGAAATACCGTCATATGAAGTTTGTTATCACTTATTTGAAATTGTATTAAACTAAGGCAAGGCAATTGGTTTGTGGGCACTCCTGTTTCTCCTATAAAAAGAATATAATTTTTTGAAGATCGCTTTTCAGTATTTATTTTATTTATAAGCGCAGGCAACTTTGAAAAATAAGTAGGATAACTATTAATTAATTCAGGAGCACAATAGTCCCACCAATTTATACCTATCTTATTATATTCTTTTACATCAGTAATACCTTTAAAATATAATTCAAGCTCAGCCCCTAATTTTTTCTTAGCTATTTTATGCTCGCTAAATATTTGCGTTAGATCAGTCTTATCCATAGATAAAACCTCATTTAATAAATATATTATATTTCCTTTTTTATTAGATTGCATTTGGCCATTATCTAATATGTTTTGTAATGTTTTGTAATACTTATTCATTTTGTTTTGATTAAAAATTAATATAAAGCAATATACGCAAATCTATATTATAAACAAAATATTTAACAACTAATTTGGGTCCATATTTATGTTTATCCTCACAGCTTCGTTCTCAGTTAATAAATAAACGTCTTTAAGCAATCTTTTTTTTGTATACACTGTTGTATCAGGGCAATACTTTTTAGCTAGTTCTGGCATCTTTAATGTGTCTAAATAATACATAAAGTTTCCTTTAGGGTCATTTACAAAATAAAGTTTAATAACATTGTCTATTGCCATTAAAGCATCATATTTATCTTTTTCAAGCATTTTATCTTCATAATATTTATTGCGAAATTTCATTTCAATTATACAATCTTTGCCCTTAGGCGTTTTTCCTTTTGCATCATATCTTGAATTACCTTCGCCGCAATGCTTTAAATCCCAACCATCAAGGTTAAGTAAAAATACAACAGCCTTTTCCCACTCATTTATTGTTTTAATTCCCATTGTTCCAAATTACGTTAAGCTGCTTAATCCATAGTTTTATTTTTTTTGGATTGCAAGTGCAAGGTTTGTGATATTTATGATTATAGTACTTTGCGTGTAACTGACATATAAGTTCAAACTCATTAGGTTGTAAAGTGTTCTTTGGTTCTGATCTGAAATCACTCCAGCTTTCAAAATCTTGTTTATTAAATTTTACCATCTATCAATTTTTATTTGGTTTAACTTTTTTCTTCTGTTGTTGCAGTCACATTTAGTGCCTCTTAATTTGTGGTATTTATCAACTAGGTATTTAATACCCGTATATTTTGTAATGTAATAAATTATGTTCCCTAATTTCATAATAATTTTTTTAAATGTTTTTTTACTCTCCTGTAAGTATTATATAACGAGTGATAATGAATTAAACTTTTCCTTGATAATTCAGCAATGGTTTCGCCCTCATTAATTATTTCAAATATTTTGCGATCATACCAAAACATTTTTGATAGCTCTTTTTGTATTTTATCATATGGCTCTTGATAGTTCACGTCTGATGTTGTTAAGTGTATATCATCCATTGATACCATTGTAATGTTTTTACTTTTTCTTTTTAAATCGTAAAACAATGTTCTTAAAGTTAAAAAAATATAGTAGTAATTTATTTCATTTTCATTGTACATTATATCTAAACCTTTCCTTTCTATTAAAAGCATAATTTTTATATACATTTCTTGAACCAAATCTTCAGCTTGTTCTTGATTGCACCCAAAGGATAAAACTATATCTACCCATTGTTGGTGTTTAGCTGCTACTAATATCATTGTTTTTTGTATCATATCTATTTTAACGGATCATATAAATCATTTACTATTGTAGGCAACCCTTTTTCATTTACTTCAAAACTAAATGTTTCAAAAGAATAACCGCGACTTCTGCCACATTTTACTGTTACCCAACCCTTATTCATTGTATTAGCCTCTAAAGACACAACTGTTTCCGCTTTTTTCTCTAAGGCACTACCTAAGTGGCCTGTTCCTAGTTTTTGGCTTCCATAGTTTTGATGTATCACAGTTATTATGTGTACTTTATATTGTGTTGAAATACGCATTAAAGTGCTTACTAAAAGATTACTTTGCTCTATTGAATTTACATCAGAACACAAGTCTGCTACGCCGTCTATAATCAACAAAGAAGGTTCTTTTATATTTTCTTTTAGATAGTATTCAATAAATTCTAAACGCTCCTTAAAGCCAACCGTACGCAGCGCAAAAGTATGATACTTATTTTTTGGAATATTACTATCCATTAATAAAGGTCTTTGAAAAACCCGAGAAGCGTGAAAAGGTGATTGCTCAGTATCTATATGAATTAAATCTCCATTACCTCTATGCCCTTTAATTTGTCCTCCATAAATATTTGAACCACTTAAAAAGGCAGAAGCTAATAATGAAACGAAAAATGTTTTACGCGTTTTTGGTGGCGCAGTAATTACACTTAAATTTCCAAAAGTTCCTATTGCTATTGGCACTATTGTATCACCATCTTTTTTATCTGATTTTAAAACTTTTTCGCCAAAGGATAACGCTACCGGCGGAAAGTCAACTTTTTTTGTAATGTCTATATAACAAGTTTCTGTTATAAATTCCATTAGCATATTCTGTTCTGTTTCTTTTTCTGTCATTTGTTAAATGTATAAAAAAAAGGTGTAAGTTAAAAACAAACACCCTTTTTGTAATTGATTAATTTAATTAAAATGGTAAATCCTCATTTGATACTTCTTGGCTTTGAGGAGCAACTTGATCTTCTCTTTCAGCTAAAACAATATTTGAATCTGTCCATACTACTTTTCCATTGCCTAAATAATTACGAGCAACTTTAGCCTCGCGCTCTTCTTTAGTTTGGCTATCCATAATAGCTACATTGTTTCCAAATCTTGTTTCATCATTTATTGATACGGTCAGATTATAATACACTGCTCCGTCTTTTCCCTTCACAAATTTTTCTCGTGGTAATTTGTCTACTCGAATAGACGCGTTGATAATTGCACTCATAATATATATATTTATTGATTAATTAATAATTGTTTTTCTTCAATGTCAAAATTTAAAAAATGTATTAATTCCGATTCATTTATTTCTTTTTTATTTAGATATACTTTTCCTTCATCAAAAGTATTTTTTTCAAATGTTATAAGATGTAGTCCTTTATATTGCCACCCTTTATCCATTCCTTTTGCAAATTGTGTATGGAACAACTGCAGCATTAATTTATGATCTGGTTTTAATTCTTTGTTAAAACTTTTTAATTCAATAATACGCAATTGTTTTTTCTTTTTATCCCATAATACAAAATCAATATCATAACATCTATAGCCTTTATAGGAATCTTTTAAATTAGCTCTAATCCATCTGCTAAAAAACATATCGTGATCTCTTGCCCCCGCTTTTTCTGGTTTTGTTTTAGGTAAAATATCTTTTAAAGAAAACAGCGTGTTTTGTTGTATATTAGTTTCCATATTATTTTCTTTTAAAATCATCACTTTCATCTTCGCCAAATACACCTAACTCATAAAACCCAGTAAGTTTTAAAACGCTTCGCGATAAAGCTCTTTTTTCTGCCATTTCCATTACGTACCAACTATTGCAATTTCCATCTTTATAGTTTGCACCTTTTAATGCGCTGCCAAATGTTTCTATTTGTACACTCTCTTTTTTTGCATAAGCTTTTACAACTGCAAAGTTGGGTTCACATTTTACAACCTCGTAATTGATTGCTATGTTTTCTTTTGCTGCTATCTTTTCAATGCCTTGCCGTGTGATTATAACATAGTGTTGATGTTTATACACATCTGATTTTTCAAGTGAGTACTGATTGTACAAATCTAATAATTTTTCTCTATCCATTTTGTTTAAATATTTGTGATACTTCTATTTGTGCTTTTAATTCTTCTATTCTATTACATAAAGCTTCTATCCTATATGTATACTCGTCAAATTTTGTCTGTGCAGTTTCTTGTGAAAAGTTAGTTCCCATTATCTTATATTTATTAAAGTTGATTTTGCAATATCTAAATCAATTAGTATTGCTCTTTGCTCAAATAAATCTTTGTCAAAAATTGCTTTTTTTAATTTAAGCTCAAGGCTAAAAATTTCATCTTTTAAATCGTGTTTTTGTGTTCTCATTCTGTTAAGTTTTATATAGTTAATAAAAAATCTAATTTTTGTTGTGCCGGTTTAATGCCTTTAGTGCTTTTCACTATTACACCATTAAGCCATACTTGAAAGTGTCCGTTTAATAATGACACTTCAATAAGATCATCTAATGAATTAGTAAACATTAAATCTTTTTGTTCAAGTTCTTGTCTAGTAATTTCCATAATATCCTGTTTTAAGTTAATTAATATAATGCAATATAAACATTTTATTTAATAACAAAACTATATTTAATAAATAATTTAAAAAAAAGCAAAAAAAAAGGCTTAACATAAAGTCAAACCCCTTTCCCTTAACAAAACAGAATAGTCAAATATACTACATTATATAGTATAAAAAAAATATTACTCAATTAAATAGCTATCAACTAAATCTTTATAATGTTTTATCATATCTAATAATTCATCATTTGAATATTTTACGATCTCTCTTGATTTTATATATAATTCTTCTGCTGTACCATCACCGTATTTTTCATCTAAATATTTTGAAAACAAAAATTGTTCTCCATATCTAAATACATTACACCCCGCGCACTGCAC